CTACCGATATATGCCAGTCTTGTAATAAAGGGGAGATGATTCCCGTAGAACACGAAGGAATAATGGTATGTAACGTATGTGCCAAACAAGTTACTTACCTTATTGAAAATGAGAAGCCGTCTTATAAAGAACCTCCCAAAGAAGCATGTTTTTATGCTTATAAAAGAATTAACCACTTTAAAGAAATACTTGCACAGTTTCAAGCAAAAGAAACTACGCAAATTCCTGAAGAAGTTCTTGAAAATATCAAGCAACAACTTCATAAAGAGCGCATATCTCTTTCAAAATTTACAAACGTGAAAGCAAAAGAAGTGCTTAAAAAATTGGGATATAATAAATATTACGAGCATATCCCTTTTATTAAAGATAAACTCGGCATTAAGCCGCCAATTATGACACCCGAATTAGAAGAGACTTTGTGTAATCTTTTTATGGAAATACAAGGACCTTATGCGAAATTTTGTCCGGATGACCGCGTGAATTTTTTGAATTATTACTATACTGTTTATAAACTGTGTGAGCTTCTTGAGAAGACCGAGTTTCTTTCTTATTTTCCAATGTTGAAAGATAAGGAAAAGAGAATAGAACAGGATGATATATGGAAGAAAATTTGCGAAGAATTGAACTGGGTTTTTATTCCGACGCAGTAATATTCATTTACGATGAATCGTATCAATTAAAATTGCCAGTAACATGGGAAATTGCCACGCTGAAAAAACATGATTATGTGTTTTATCTTTTGAAAAAAGTGTAATAACCATTATATAAAAACTAATAAATAAACATACTACAAGAAGACATACAAATACAAATTGAATATAGTTTAAATTAAAATATATTTTATTTAATGTTATCATTGTATGCTATTTATATATTATAAATATTTTATTGTAAATATTTTATCAATTTCTTCGTTTCGTTATGTTTATTCGTGTATTTCTTCGTGTATTTCTTCGTGTATTTCTTCGTCTATTTGTTCTTCTATTTGTTCGTGTATTTCTTCGTCTATTTGTTGTTTTTAATTTCCTGCGACTTTTGCCACCTTCTAGATCTGGTTTTGATACTTTTGAAATTTTTGATAAACTTTCATCACGTGATCTTTTAATAGGACCAGCACTTCGTAAACCATGTATTAACCTACCATATGAAACTGCATCAGGATTACGAGGAATATACTTACGTAAAGGCTGATAATAACCACTGTCTGAAATATTCCAAGGATACGTGCTGTGTATAAACCTACTAGAAATTTTTAAACGTTTATGGAGTAGCATAAGATGATGCTTTAAATCAATATTCGATGACTCACCTTCATCAAATTTATACCAGAACGTATTTTTATAAGGGTCGTCGTCATAATTACGTTTTAAAATACGACCTGCTGTCATTAAATTTGGTAAGAAAGTTTGAGCCTGTTGTAGATTTATTTTACCGCTTGGGCACAGCATGGATGATGGTGGATATAGATATGTTCCTATAGTTGTATCACCTATATGATGTCCAACTAAACATGCAGTAGGTATAAGTGTATTATCAGTGTCTACCACTTCTGAACTACTCAAATCACCTCTAGTAATATAAGGATATATATCCCAATCTTGAAGTTTGCTTAAAATAAATACAAAACATCCGGGGATGTTGCGTGGATTTCTACCATCCCACGGTGAAAAATCGTACCCCCTGACCGCAGGTTTTCCCATAATAATTTTAGCTAATTGTAGTTTCACCGGTCTGATTGTTCTACCTCGTTCACCGACACCCTCTTGATAGACGTTGGGTGTCGATGCACGGTCATCCTGCATCCCATCGCTCATCAGACTCATAGTTACATTAAATGCAGAATAATATTTTACAAAACGTGTATTATTTATTATTTAAATAATAAAATTTAAATAGTAAATTCCGTTGGTCTATCGGTCTATTTATATAATCTCTAAATAAACGCTTTATTTTTTAAAATTAAATGTAAATTTAAAGTTTAAGAGGAGTGGGGAAACCAACGAGGTTAGCACCAATACCGAAACCAGCACCTGTTCTAGCAGAAACAGCCAAAGTGGGTACATAAACATCAAGAATAGCGAAGGTGGCAGCTGCTACAAGAGAAATCAACGCAATTTCGTCTAATTTAAGAGAGCGTGATGGTATAGAGTAAGCAACTATCGCGACACAAAGACCTTCGATAATATACTTAATAAAGCGCTTAAAAAGCTCACTAAAGTCGAGTGTTCCGTACATTATAAATATAATGTAGAAAAAAATATTATTTTATTATTTTATTATTTTATTAAATTAAATAAATAAAGTAAATAAAGTAATGTAAACCATATATATTTAATAAATGATTAAACTTACTTAAAATAATTATATTAATATATATATTATAATGTCTCAAACCAATAGTTTGCCAAAGGGAGTTACTCCTAAATGTTTACCCGATGGAAAGGAAAACCCCAAATATGTCGATTTATTGGAAGAAGATAAACCGATCGCAGGTCAAAAATTTGTATGTCTTTCATTTGTTTCACCGGAACATATTATCAAACAAAAAGAGCAATTTTTATTCGAGCAGTTTGTGAAGCAATGGGACTATAAGAAGTCGATGGAAAAATTTAATCAGTTTCTTAACTTTGTATCATTTAAATATTCTCTTTCTTTTGATAAACTGACTGCCGACTTCCAAGAATTTACAAAGGAAGAAGGTGAGACGATTCGCGCAACATCGGCAACGCTAGTTAGCGATGACTATAAAACGTTTTTGGATACCAACGAAGATGAACTTGAACAGAAATTCGGTGAAAAACACGGATTTCAAACCTCTACAAGAGGCATCAAGGTGCGTGGTGTTTTTGCTACACAAGGTGAGGCGGAACTTCGCTGTAAACTGTTGCGCGAGGTTGATCCCAATCATGATATTTATGTAGGGCAAGTTGGTATGTGGGTACCCTTCCACCCCGAAGCATATAAGACGGGACGTGTGGAGTATATGGAGGAGACGCTTAACCAACTTATGTCTGATAAAAAGAAGAATGAAGAGAATGCAAAACAGGAATTCGATAAACGTGTGCGCGAAGCTAGACAAAAGGCGATTGAAGATAACATGAAGAAAGCAGAGGAGTCTGGTAATAAACTTACACAAACGATTAATGCGGATGGCGAACTTGTTGGTATTTCAAATGTTGCGAACTTTGATGGTTTGGATGAGGATTCGACAGTCGAAGATATCAAGAAGAGCATGTTTGAAGCCGAAAATGTTGTGCTTGATAAGAACAGCGACCATGGTTTGTCGAAACTGGCACATTTCGAGAATTAAGATGAAATTAACGAATAAGCAATTTTTACTATTAAATATTATATGTTAAATATTATATGTCACTAATATATAATATTTTATTTTTAATTGGCATGAATAAAAAGGTAAAACAATATATAGTAAGTAACTATTTTAAATCATTTAATAGCGGTAATGTGTTTATTAACTTGGTTTGTTTACTATTGATTTTAGCTGCCATTATTATATGTTTGTATCTTCTATATAGAGCACTATCAAATGCATTATATATGTATAAACTAAAGGTGGATTTTTATAAATTACAGGACATGGGATTGGGTGTTAAAAACTATAATATAATATACTCAAAGGAACTAGAAAAAAAGTATATAATGAATAGGAAAAAAATATTTAAAAACTCAAATGCTGAATTTAAAAATAAAAATGTTATCGGATTGACAACAGATAAATATATCGTAGTAGACTTTGATACAAAAAAAGGCGCTGAAAGTGCAGATTTTTTAATTAAAAAAATGCCGAAAGATACTGTATTAGAAAAAACACCCAATGGTTATCACTATTATTTTGAAAATGATACAGGAAAACCAATACATACATATGTAAAGATATCTATTAATAAAGTAAAATATTCTTTAGATATTTTAGGATTTGATGCAATTATTACAATATCGCCGTCTGTCGTAGATGGAAAGGATTATTACTGGATAAATAGTATTTTTACGCATACTCCAGCAAAGTTATCAGAGAATTTATGGATTCTTGATTTAATAAAAGACGAAACACCGTTTTTCAAAAGATTTGATAATATTAATTTATCATTAAAAACTAAGAACGCTTTTATAGTAATAGATGATATAAATATTGAAAATAGTATAAGGTTTACATTTGGTGCACTAAAAGAATATCAGGTAAAAATAAAACTGCTAAATGGTGTTATATATGTATACGATGATAATTTTTACTTTATGACAAGAGGTAGTTTTAATAAATACAAGAATAAAAAATCTATGATAGAAAAAATAAAGAAAGTTATGAATGAACTTAACCCATCGTGTATCATAGATTTATCTATAATATATAGCAACTATTTGAACTCCCAAAGTATTTTTCAAATAACATCGGCTGTTATACATAACGACTTCAAGAATTATAAATACAATTCAGAATTTCCAAACTATATTGAATCTGCTGCCATATACAAAAAAACAAAGTATCTAATTAATGATACTATTACCATAAATAATATTAACAATAACAATAACAATAACAATAACAATAACAATAACAATAACAATAACAATAATAGTACAATGTTAGAAGAATTAACGGTGAATACATCAGAAAAAAATAATTTTAATAAAATATTGTCAGGTCGAGAAAGTATTTATATAACATTTTTACTTTCAAATTATTTTAATATACCGTGTACGGCGATGTGTATTACCTATAGTGAAAATGATATATCAAATAATACGAGTGACTCCAATAAATTATTAAAAAATGTTTCAGATAAAATTATAAATACCGCATTCTCGATATTTTAAATTTTTGCCATTTTGCTATTTTGCAATTACTACCATTTATTTTTGTTGACTTTAATTTTCGGACCTTGTCCTTTGCGTTTAATATTTGCAGGATCATATTGTTCTTCTTCGTCGTCTGAGTGAATATCCTTGGACATTTCCCAGAATTCTTTTGCACCCAACTTAAATGGACCATGCGTTTGTGCCTTATACCAAAAAATTTGGTCATGTAGTTTATTTGATTTTGCGTTGTTATTAATTACCAAGCATTCATAATGTTCAGTACACTGGTCCATAACTTGGCAAAAACTTTCAAATGTTGGAAACATACCAGCATAGTTCTCATAAATCCTTTTACGATTCCCAATATATGGTTCGCGTAAAATAAAAACATAGTCAATGTTCGTTCGCAAATTGGGTGGAATACCTAGAGGATACTGCATCGTAATTACCAACATGATTTTCCAGTGACGACCGTTCATAAAAAGTAAACGCATCATTACATCTTTGGTCCACTTGTTGTCAAACAGACAGTCATCTAATACTACAAATGTTCGCGGGTCAATCGTGCTTCTTTTGTAAGACTCTATCTCCTTTTTCATCTGTTTTAATACAGCTTTTTGCCGTTTTAAAATATTTTCTATAATTGCAGTATTATAGGCATCGTGAATAAATAATTTAGGAACATGTTCTCCAAAGAAACCGTTTCCTGCTTCTGTGCCCGATATCACAGTGCCGATGGGGATATCTTGATGATAATACATTAAATCTTTCACTAAAAAACTTTTACCGGTATCACGACGTCCGATAAGAACAATAACAGGTCCTTTATTTTCGTCGGGTCTAAAACTAATTGAACGCATGTCAAATTTTGCTAATTCTAAACCTACGCTCATTTTGTATATATATTTAGTTATTTATATTATATATTAAAAAATATATAATTTACAAACGCAGATTTATCTTATTTAGTATTTTTGTATTGTTGTATTGTTGTATTGTTGCATTCCATCTTTTTATTAGTTTAAAAAATAATAAAAATATGTGTTTAACTAATTAAGTAACGGACGATGGAAATTTGCGACGACCAGCCTATTTTTGGAGAAAGTACATTTTCTTTAAACTACAGAAAACTTAACAATCGTGATTTTTTTGCTTCTTTAGAAGAATCAGAACTTGGTATAGTGAATGGTAGAAATTATATGCCTATTTACGAGAACTATTTTAATTTAAATGAAACAAACTATAACTCTATTAATTTGAATCAGCGTTTTTATGTATCGGCGTTGTCTGGCGTTATTGATAAAAATAATATACAATCTGCGGTTGTAGATGCTTTTAAAAGCACCTCGGAATCTTTAACAATTGTTCATAAACCTATATTTATTAAATTTTCTCCTTTGATTGATCCTGTTAAATACATGTTGGGAAAATATGAAAGTCTAAACGCAGATGGTGATATTTTAGATATTCCCGTCTTTTCAAAACTTGAAAAAAGAGGTTTATTAAAGGCAAATGATAAAAATAACGCATCATACGTTGATGCTTTTTTTTCATATTTGTCTAGTCAAGTTTTAAACTGCCACGATTTTATCCACGGTCTTAATTTCTATGGTTCTTTTAATGCTATTAAAAAAGAATTTTATTATAATGTAATTGACGATATAGAATGTTTGGATAAAAATCCTTATTTTAATAAAAACAAAGATATTCTCTTTAGTGTTGAAGATATTGAATTTTGCGAAGACGATGAAACAGTTGACAATGACAATGACAACGATAGTAACCATTCAAACCATGCACACAGACAAAGAAAAAATACAAGAAATAAAAAAGAAAAACTTACTATTGAAAAAAATGAAAGTATAGAAGAATCAAGTACGATTGTTCACGAAGAATTTGATAAAGTTAGCTGCGAATTAAGTTCTATATTTAATGTTTCTCCTGATAGCAAAGAAATTCAATCATCCGAACTAGTATGCGATGATATTTTACCATTGAAACTAGATGACATCGTTGCAGATAATGGAAACATAATCGAAGAAGTAGATAGTATTATATTAAACAAAGATTATCAGTTTACGAATGATAGCGACAGCAATGATTCCTTCACGTCGGGTTCATGTTCTTCGCGTTCGTCTTATACAAGTGACGGTCAAGCTGATGGTGGTTCAGGAAGTGACTGTGATATTGGCGATATTATATGTCTAGATGATTCAAAAAATGATGGCGGTAGTATAGCAAAATCGAATAATAAACTAAAAAATACTACCAACGAAAGTAAAAGTAACAAAAATAAAAAAAATAATAAAAAAAAATCGAAAAGTCTTTCTGATGCGTCTTGTAGCGAAGATAGTGGCGAAGGCGATAGTCAGGATAGTGATAGCGAATGCGAAGGCGAAGGCGATAAAAAAGAAAAAGGTGGCAGTGGTCGAGGAGATAATAATTGTGACGACTACGATGATGAAGATGAAGATGAAGATGAATATGAAGATGATGAAACGCTATGGGCGACAATTAAGAATTTTCCTGTCTCAGCAATTATGCTAGAGAAATGCGACAATACACTCGACTCTCTAATGATGCAAGAAAAGGAAATGACCGAAAATGAATGGAGGTCCGCGCTTATGCAGATTATTATGACACTTATTACCTATCAAAAATTATTTGGATTTACTCACAACGATCTACATACAAATAACATCATGTACATATATACCGAAAAAGAATACATATATTATCGTTATAATAATAAATATTATCGTGTTCCTACATACAATCGCGCTTTTAAGATTATCGATTTTGGTCGCGCAATTTATAAATATAAATCCAAAATCATATGCAGCGATAGCTTCAGCATGAGCGGCGATGCCGCAACGCAATATAATTGCGAACCCTTCTTAAACGATAAAAAGCCTCGGTTAGAACCGAATTACAGTTTTGATTTGTGTAGACTCGGGTGTTCTATTTTTGATTATTTTATTGATGACATAAGCAATGTTGCGGCGATATGTAAAAAAGAGCCTTTAGCCAAGTTAATTGTGGAGTGGGTTACCGATGATCAAAATCGGAATATTTTGTATAAGGCGAATGGTGAGGAGCGGTATCCTGATTTTAAATTATATAAGATGATCGCTCGAAGCGTTCATAACCATACACCACAAGCACAGTTGTCGAAGCCTATTTTTGTCGGGTACGAGTTTCCTAAGAAAAGTGTTAAGTCGTCGCACAGAATACTGAATATCGATAAAATGCCTTGCTATATGGATTAACTAATATAAATGTACGGTTAAAATATAAGTAATTATAATATTTACGATTACTTATATATTTTTAATTACTGATAACTATGTATTAGTATATTGCGTACCCTATTTTGCACGTAACATATTTAAAATCCGGGTGCGCCTGTAAATACATCTGGTTTAGAACCTAAAATAACAGGAGATTCGTTAAATTGCGTAACAATAAAATGACCTAAAATATAACAAACAAATACGATAGCAGCATCACGTAGAGCATTCTTCATCGGTTTTGAATCAGGTGCGTCATCTTCGCTTGGTTTTGAAATAAACCTAATTTCTATGAATTTTGCTAAAAGAAAGATACATGCAACAATTCCGGCAGAAACATACAAGTTGTCCATTTATTTTATAAGGGAATAATCTATTACAGGTTTTTACGAATAATCATTTATAAATAATTCAAAATACTTCA